TCTCAAAACCCACCCATTCAGTCGCACCTAGTGTGGCAGAATTATATTCAACTCGAAGCATTGGGATACCTGTTTTACGGATAATATGCTTTGAATACTGCACATCATAAACTTCATACCATTCATCTTCTATTTCATGATTAACGATTTTGGTACGAGGTTCTTTTGCAATAATTTCTTGTGTTGATGCCGTGTGAGTTATCTTTACTTCAAATGGGAAGTCATGTCCGCATTCTGGGCAGACTCTCACAGAAGGATGACTAATGGTCTGACAATAAATACACGTCTTTACAGGAGGATTACCACCCTTTCCTTCCCCTTTCATCTTAGGTATCACTGGGTCATTAATCATTCCTAATCGAGCAATCGTTCCTGAGAAGTCAAGACACAATGCTCCATTGGGTTTTATACCCGCTGAAATCGCTTCTAATCGCCCTTCCTTGGTCGATAAGTCATAACCCTTGGCATACACTGGACGAGTCGCTCTTCCGTACCTCTGGATGTACCTAGCGGTCGATGTAGTTGGTGCTAAATCAATCACCATGTCGATCTGTGGGATATTTGTACCTGTTGTTAAAACCATTGCATTTACAGCGCAGCGATACTTACCATCTTTAAAATCTTGAATAGCTGTATCACGCTCATCATTACTCATCTTTGAATGCACTGCTACCGCAGAGATACCAAATTCATCATTAAGCATATCTGTGATATGAATCACATGGTCAATACTTGTGGCAAAACATATCCAGCAATTACGGTCATGTCCAAACGCCACCGCTTCTTTTAATGCTTCACGAGTGACTTCAATCTTATCAACTGCTTGCGCTAATTGTTTTGAATTATAATCACCCGCAGTAATCTTAACCCCTGTGACATCTAATTGAGATTTAGTTCGTTTAGATGTCAGTGTGGCAAGATAGCCTTCTTCAATAAACCAATTGAATTCATGGAAACTTGTTAAATCAATTGAGAACCCATCAAAGATAGGATGGTTCTCCGTAATCAATCCGTGTCCGAGACGATAACAAGTCGCAGATAATCCCACTACTTTGAGATATTTATTTTTAGCTTCTAAAGCCTTAATAAACTTCACATATGTAGTGGTTTCATTGCCGCTAATTGAATGTGCTTCATCCACAATTACTAAATCAACTTTACCGAGCAAATCTGCATTATTGGCAATACTTCCTATTCCACAAAATGTGATTTGAGAAATATCTTTTTTACCAAGACCAGCAGAATAAATACTTGATGGTGCTGTTGACCAAAGTCTCTCAAGCTCATTATAGTCTTGTTCAACTAATTCTTTCACATGAGTAACCACAACAACTCGAAGTCGTGGGAACTCAAATAATAATTGCTTAATTAACCCTGCAAGCAAAAGAGCTTTGCCCACTCCCGTTGGAGCTGCAATAACAGGATTACCTTTGCCCGCACGAATAAAGGCAAGCGTTTCATCAATAGCTCTTTGTTGATAACACCGTAGTTTTACTTGTGACATTTTCTACCTCTATGATAATTGTCGCATTGACCATTTTTCACATCCAATTAATGCGTTCTCTTTGGGTATATCACAATTAAATCGCTCACAATTCCAAGCACCTTGCACTTCCTTACTTGGAAAACTGTACTCACAGCTACGACAATTCACATCAACATTATCAACATCACTCATGTGACAAAGAAATACGAAATCACAGAATTTACATTCAAACTTCTCTGCACTTTCATGCATTCTTTGTGGAGGAAGTGTGGCATAAATTATTTCTTCTGCTCTGTCTAAATGAATCCCTGCAACATAATTCTCACGCTCAATAATTTCAACATAGATATCGGAATCATCTTTATTAATAGCCATATAAAGTGAGAAATTAAGTTTTAGTTTATCCATCCCAATTTGCATTTGGGTATAATGCACAGGTTTAGATTTAGCCACGCCTTCTTTGATGAGCTTTTTAAATGTCTTAGATGAATTAGTTTTAAACTCAAGCAAACAAGGCTCATATAAATTAGGAAGGTTAAGCGCAATACCATCACTTGAACCACCAAAATGCCCATTAGCATGACTAAAATTGAATTGTTTACCTGTTTCAGGGTCAAACTGTCTAATCTCAACACCAATGCATTCCAGCATTGCGATAAATACGGCTTCACTTAAATGACCTGCATTGAATAATCTCAGCATTCTACCTGAGAATTTTTCAGGTTTAATCCAATGATATGAATACCACAGTTTTCGGTCACAAGGGTCACCAATTAATGATGCCCCTAAATGTGACCTAACGGGTTTTAAATCTGATGCACGATAGGCATCAGACATTAACGGCAACCAGTTGGCTAATGACTCACGATACTTCGTACCTTGGTCAGCATACATAGCATCTTCAATTTGTTGTTTAATGCTATCTGCAACAAACTGTAATGAGTGCTTATAAGTCATCTTGTTTGCCAATTGTTTTTGGTACGCAATACGCGCGAAGACGTGAAGTCATTGTGAAATTTTGTTTGATATCATCAATGATTAGATTCTTTACTTGTTCACAAGTAACTTTGTTTGTAAACTCATAACCACCTTGTGATAATCCGTTTGCATTGCCTAAAATTAAAATTAAAATAAATGTATTCATCTCTCTCTCCAGATAAGGTTAAGGGTGGTCGGTTAGTAACCACCCCTATTAGGTTATTTAAGCTGCGTTAAGCCATGCTGGTGCGTCTTCATCATGAGCATCAATAGCTTCACTTGTATTAGACACAGGTGGTCTTGGTGGCTTTGCTGGGGCTGTTTTTGGTGCTACATTTGGTGTAGTAGGTCTTGCTGCTGGAATAGCACTCACAGGTGATGGAATATTTCCCGTTAATGATGCAATAAACGCAACACCTTCAGGTGAATTCAATGTTTGTTGTTGTGATACCAATGGCTCATCTTCACCACGAACTTCAGTTAACACAGAATAAAAACCTTTAATATTCACATTCACACTTGGACGTAATTCACCTGTTGTGCGGTCAGCATATGAATTAAATGCATGGTCAGCACGAACTTTAAACGGTCTATTGTGAACTTCAATAACACCCGACTTAGGGTAAATGCCAATCGCAAGGAATAATGCTTTTAATTGTGATTTACCGATATCTACAGCACGTTGATTAGGATTGCGAAGTGAATAATACACTTTTGTTGTTGCGCCTTTATAAGCACCTTCAAGCACAGTTAATTCTAAATGTTGAACTAAATGTGTTTCTTCTGACTTACCTGCTGAAGGCTTGACTTCTGACCCTGTGATTGCAACAGTCACAACACCTTTAGGAAAACGTAATTGCGCTTCACCTGACGCTTCAACTGCATCCCATTGCCCAGCCATTTCTTGATAAAAATTCATTTTTGTAACTCCGTGTGGTTAGTTATGTGCTGGTTTTAGGCGAGACCAGCAACTCATGTAATAATGTATTATCGGTAGTTTTTACATTTCTGTCAACGCTGGTGAGTTGGAAATGTCATATTGCCAACAATAATATTATTTTCATAATACTCTTTCTCACGTTTACGTTTGAGTCGTGAATCCCAATGTTCTAGGTAAGGTTGGATTCTTTCTTCATCTACCCAAACATTACAGATAATGTTATCAGGGGCTGGTATAGCACCGCTATACACAGCCATTTCAACTTGTTTCTCGGTCACATTAAGTCGTGACATGATATCTTGAACTGTAATCATTTTGAAAAATAATCACTGCCTTTAGCATCATAGATGGCTTGAGCAATACAATTCCAACCATCATTTTTTGTGATTGTAATATCACGCTCAAGACCAAAACGATTCTTTGAACGAAATCTTGCGTTCTGCACCACACCTAATGTAACACCTTGTTCTCTATCAATATCAGCAGTATTCATCCCACTGCCCATACCTACAGGTGTTTTGGAGGTATAAAGCATACCAAAAATATCGCACCATTGTGTCACAAGTTCACGAGAACCAAATGATTTGGATGATTTAGGTGAATGCAATAATGCATCAGTAAAATGGAATTCTGTTGCGCTAATGGTATCGCGCTCTAGGTTAGTAAATACATGGCAAGAACAGCAAATGTTAATACCGTTATCAGCAAAGAAATCAAGCCATTTTAAAGTGTCTTGCCAGATAGTATTGGACACATTATATGCATTACCATAGCCATTATGCGCGGATAACATAGTAAGTTTAGGGTTTGTTCTTGACACAGGGTCAAGAGCGATAACGTGCGTGTGGATAATACGCTCAAGAGCGGATAATGAATCCACAACAATGGATTGATACTCAAATGTACCAGCCATCACTAGTTCAGATAACTCACCAAATAATTCAATTAAATCGGTATATGACGCATCATGCATAGGGATAATCGCTACTTTTTCTCTATCTACATCCACATAGCCTTTTTCTAAAGCAATGAATACAGGTTTAGGTGCTGATGCTAGAAGTGTCGTTTTGCCAATACCTTCAATACCAGCAGCGATAAGGCGAAGACCTTCTTGTTTTGATTCTGTTGTTAATGCTCTGCTTAAAAAACTCATTTTATCTCTCCAGTTGTTTTGTCGTAATTGACGATTGTATATTAATTGTATTTGACGTTGTTGTCAACTTGATAATCCAACTAATTCTAAAATATAAGTCAATGTATCATATGATACATGGTGTGTAAGACAATCCTTTGTTGATGCAGCAATCAGCTCACCATGACTCACCATGTCACAGGTAATGACGATAGTACCCACAGATTTTAATCGTAGCACCAGCACGTTATCCTGTGGCTTAAATTGAACCACAACAAGTTGTTTAATATCAAAACTGACCACTGCGCCATCTGAATCAGAAAATGCCACAAATTGTTGTTTAGGTTGTTTTTGCTCTTTTGCCATTACACAACTCCTTTGACTAATGCGTGATGACGTATGTCTTCACGATAATATAATTTAAACACTTTGTTTCTACCTGACTTAAGCTCTAATGCTTTTGGAAAGGTCTTATGCTCGATATGATGGTCGAGATAATTACATGACTTATTTAGTCGCGCACATATTGCATTCTTGCTGATAAACAGCGATTCAAATTCATCTTGGGTCATTTCCATTCTCCATATAAAAATGCTAGTTTAGTTCGTTTTTATGATAACGTCAATGTTTCAACATCTCTAAAACTTCAAGTTCTGCTTCAAGCCAATTGCGTTCTTCATCATCTGAGCCTTCAAGCCACTTAAAATACGCTGCTTGTTCTACCAGTTGCTTATATTCATTATACTTAAGTAATGCAGGTCTATGACGATATTCATTAGATATTAATTGCATTATGTCTTCCTGCGATAAAGTCTAAATAAAGTGATGTAAAGAATGGATGTTCTTCAACCTGTAGAATCTTACGCGGTTTTCTTTTTCTCGGAAATTTATCCAAGTAGGCTTCAGTTGACACAACGAACGGAAGGATATCTTCGCGTCTAAATAATCTATTTCTATTTGTTTCTAAAATACCCACAGATGGAACTTTGTGCTTAATTAATCGTCCGCGAAGGGTCATCTGCTCAATTCCAAACTCTTCTGATGCTTCTTGCATCGTCATTGTACCAAGTGGCTTTGTGCTATATTTAACTTCGTTCATACATATAATCCTGCAAAAAACATTAAAATTACGATTGGGAATAGGATAGCTGTGAGTTCTAACATAATTCTATCCATTATTCTGTTTACTTGTTCTTGTGTCATTTCATATACCTTTTTAAAATTTGAATTGCTTCATTGATACCCTCACAAACTTCATTATCGCAACTATAATACTTTGCATCAGATAACACGATATCGAGTTTAGCAATGGCTTCTTCTTTTTGAATAGAGAGCCTATTCACTATATCTACCCAATCAATGTGTTCTTGGTTTACCATACATCACTCCCATATCTTTATTAGCACAGGATACATTTCTATATCTCGCATTATTTTGTCCAATGAACTGTGCAGAGAATAACTCATCTCGTGAGATAATATCTTCATGCACATCAGGTGTTTCTTTTTTAGCTTGAAGCAACTTCAAGGTTTCTTCAAATGTTCTTTTTTTCATATCGCTTGACCGTGTAAGGTAAATAAGATTCTTCTTGGTAATCTGGAATCTGAATCTCTTCATCATCCTCTAATTCTTTATCACAGAGCCAATCTTTGACGTAGTGAAGCACATCATCACCAAACCCACGATAGGTTTCGCCTTGTGCATTCTCAATCTCAATAATATACACATCTTGGTCATAGCTAATCCCTACCGTTAGTAGACATTGATATTTGCGACCAATCCATGCAAATTCTTGTAAATACATTCTGACCTCCGTTGATGTGTATATTACTATTAATTTTACGTTGTCGTCAAACTTTATTGTAAAAAATAGCTGATAATATTTCTAGTACCAGCTAAATCATTGATTATTAACTGTGTTCTAATTCAAATGCAACTTTGATTGCAGGTAACATATGGTCATACCGACTCACACCTGAACCATCACAGGTATGTGCGCCCAGTTTATTAAACTTTAAAAAACGTGGAGCTGTATTTATTCTACCAATATGAACGTGCTTATTTTTATTTAATGCATCAATAACCGCATCTACAGCTAACTGAGAATCCTTAAACGCATTAGTGCCACCAATAAAAAGAGCATCAACCTCATCTGGCATTCCTTCATAACCATCTTGTGCCACAAATGCTATTTTAAATCCAGCACACAAGTGATGGTAATCTTCATACATCTTTAAAGTTGTTTTGTGACAGCCTACTTTATCTGGTGCGCATACAAATAATGCGTTTTCTCTAAAGTCGTATTCACGCTTTAATAATGATATAAATTCTTTTTCTCTAAAACTTGTAAAACAACCGTTATCAATTGCAAATACATCTGACCCTCTGCGATACCTAGTTAATGGTGTTAGCAGTTGTCCCCCAACACCATCAAACCATTGTGATTGACGTAATTCTACTCTGTTTTTATGCCCATCAATCAAAAATTTCATCATGTCATTCTATGCCCAGTATTTTATGTTGTTGAATACTCAATCGCCAATTATCATTATTTAAACAATAATTCATTGTCATTTTTAAATTTGAATCATAATTATCATTAAAAATTGGCTGTAGGTATTTTATACCATTATAACTATTAAATACATCAGGCGTAAGACCAAATGGGTAAAGTAATTTCAGTTCTGACCATTTTTTTAATTTAAAATTATGTGTCTTAGGACTAAATGTCACCCATATATCTTCATCAAACTCAAAATCATTTTCACCATTTGTTTCAATCCCAAAAGAACATTTAAAACCAAGTGTCTGAATTTTATCTTTTAAATCAAAAATAATTTTATTTGTGACTTGTAACGATGGTTCACCACCTGTGAAAACAATATAAATATTATTTAGTGATTTAGGTATTAAATCATAAACCACATTAGCTAATTCATCAATTGAATATTTTTTACCACCAACAAAATCAGTATCGCAAAAATAACAAGGTGAATTCTCTTTATCTTTTGTTTTACCTGACCACAGGTTGCAACCTGAAAACCTAATAAATATTGTCGGTCTACCTGCATGGAAACCTTCACCTTGCAGTGAATAAAAGACTTCTTTAATTTTTAGCATTATTTAATCCTACACATGAATAACATTTACCACATCGTTCTTTTGATGTTGTTGGAAAATAACACGTCCATGTTGAATTGATATCAACATCATAAATTTTTGATAATTCAATAACTTCTTTTTTTGTTTTATCAATTAACGGAGTTAATAATTCAACTGAATATGCCTCAGCCACGGTTCTCATTGCATCAATAAATGACTTTCGACAATCGGAAAATAATTCGGAATCATCTTTATTCACGCCAATAGTCACAAACTTAATATTGTTTTTATACGCCAAAGAAAAAGCATTGGACAAAAGTATTGCGTTCCTTCCTGAAAACACAATATCGTCTATCTTTTCGATTGTAGATAATGTTTTTATTGAATAATCAATATTTTTTTGAGTTGCGTATGCTTTAGCATATTCAAGTTCAATCTTGTGAGGTTGATTATAATCGAAACCAATACCAATAACTTTATATTTATCCATCAGTATTTCTAGGCACACGATGCTATCAATACCGCCAGATAGTAATAATAAATTAGTTTCCATAAGTAGCTCCCGCAGTACACGTTTCATATACTGTTACTTTTTTTAATGTCGGTAATAATGCCAAAATCTTAAAAAATAACCATTTAGATAAATTTTCACAAGTTGGATTCTCCAATCCAACAATGTCATTTAAATAATAATGGTCTAATTCATTAATAATTGGGTTTATTATTGTTTTTATGTCAGCAAAATCAATTATAAATCCAGTAAAAGAATCAATAGAACCTTCAATCTCAACAGTAAACCGATATGAATGACCATGAAGTCTCCCACATTTATGTCCTTCTGGGACATTTGGTAGTTTATGAGCTGCTTCAAATGTAAACTCTTTAAATATAGTAGATGTCATTTTATTACTCTTCAAATTTAATTAATTGGTATATATCCCCATTGCGCATCACGATGCCACCAATATTGGTATCATAGACTTTTTGATAGCCTTTGTAGTGATAATGTTCAATAGTCGCCACAGTAAGTGAGCCAAGAACCATGCCAATTGAGAAGGATATTAGGCAGAATTTAAACATTAATTAATACTCCCATACTTACCCGACACACAGAATGCTGAAATTAGCTTTGTATTGTCTACAGAGAGCTTGTAATCACCATAGGCTTGTACCAGTTCAAGTTTTGCATTATCACACGCTGTGGATGATTCTAGTTGAATTGAGGCAGTGTTCATCTGTGAGTACATACCCACAAAGATTGTGAAGACTAGTGTGGTCATGTTATCTCTCCCGTGCTTGCATCATTGCGTCTGCTTGCTCATAGGCACATCGAGCATTATCATGCACACCCCACGCTCTGTTTGTTTCTGGATTAGCCATCAAACCCTGTATAGCCTTAGCCGCAAAATAATCTCGTAATGTCATGCCATCTTGAATATATCCATCCACAACAGAAGGAAATGCAGCTGGTTCTTTTAAATATTTGCTCATATCACATCCCCTTTGCTATAACTATAATAATTGAAAAAAGAATAATACCTACAAATGTAGCAATCATGGCTTGTTTAAGTTCGTTCATTTGTTATCTCCAATGTAGCGGTATCTCTGCACTGAATCGAAAAAGGTTGGAGCTTCTAAAGTCACCCAATAACTAAAAGGGTCACTATACACTTGAAACTCAACCCACGGGTCACGTCTTCTTTGTGCTACTTCCGCATACTTGGTCATTAATGCTGCGTGTGGGTGTGGTGTGATAACTGGCTTAGGTCTTTCAAATGTTACGGAGTCAAATGAAGCAGACCATCGCTCTACCCCTAAATCCTTATCTTCAGTAACCCAATGCAGTCTTAATGCCGCTTTGGTTGCGTTTTTTGGCGCATCGTTCCAGTCTACCTCTATCTGTTGGGTAGTTTGCTTTTCGTTCCATTCACAAAGTTCGTCATATAAATCTTTGCTAGTTGATTGGTTAAGCGCAATAAGTGTTATTATTTCAATTTGTTTTTTAGTTAATAATGCCATCACTCTCTCCTTTTAATATCGCAATACACTCATCAACCCGTACAAAAATATTCAGTGGAAATTCATACTCACAAACGTAATCCAGTGATTCTCGTACTTCTAATAACTTTTCTAAAAGCAGTTCATTCATCTCATTTCTCCCCATAAACTTTATTATATTTGCGCGTACCATTCACATATGCTGCTTCAACTAATGATGCCATGAATTCAGGGTTCTGTACATCTTTTGTTGTGGGATAGAACACACCTTTTACATTCTCAAAGTGAATGGATTTCTCAAATTCTACACAGTCAATGATGAAATTAATAATGGAATCAACATCATAGTATTCATCAAATAATAACTCTGAATCGCCTACTTGATAGCACAAGTCACGAAGAGCTTGGGTCACCATTGCCTTTTTACAGTCAAATCCGCTGTATAAAAGTAATTCTACAAAATTCACACATTGCTGGTCATTTATCAAGATATCAGCAAGACAGGTTAAATCCTTCTGTAAACGGCTCTCACGAGCCAAACGTAGTTTTTTAATAATAGCACCAACCTTTTCGATTTCTATACGCTCAGAAGGCTCTGGATGGTGTAATGCATCATATAAAGTGGTCATTATTAATCACCAATCCAATAATCAACTAAATCGTGATAGGTTTCAGATGAGATGTCATACCCACTTACAATATTCACACCTAATTTATATGCCTCACCTGATATCATAACAATTCTTATCGTTTTATTTTCTGAATCAATATAAAGTGATTCGACTTTTTGGTCATTTAAAACAAACGTATTATTGCTTTTGAGTTTAATTATTGTGTGTGACATTTTTTTCATCCAAAATAATATCTTCTAAATATCTTTTCATCTCTGACGTTTCATCAAATAAATAATCAGGAATACATTTATCGCTCATCAAACCCAGTGCTTCAAATATAGACAGCAGTTTAAGTATGTGTAGTGCTTGTTCTTTATTCATACATTCCCCCTTGCTTTGCTGATTGCTTTTAAGCACATTTGTTTGTACTCACCATTTATTTTTGCTGTACCGTGCGCACCTTGTTCATTGCAATAAGATTCAATACCAGCAAACGCTTTTGATGCTTGGTTTAATACGCTAATCAGTTCGTTAATCGTTTGCGCTTGCTGTTGTACTTTTCTTTCCATATATGTTTCGCTCATAACTCCACCTCATCAATAATTTCTTCAAAAGAATTAAAAAATTCATCTTCAGTTATAACAAACATTTCACGAAGTTTATTTGCATTAACATAAGCAATACCATCAACCCAGTTATGACCAATTTTTACACGACACGCAGTTTCAAGTAAGTAAATATCACCCGTTATTTTGTTTTTGTATTGAATACTCATAACTCCACCTTACATTGTATATTTTCACCAGTTCTTAGTTTTATATCAGCGTTAGCAAAAGCAACTATAACAATAGCGATTAGTATTGATAACCCCCATCCTTTTAGATACTGCACATCTTCTTTACTCATAACTCCACCTCCTCAGAATTCAACATATCACAAGCGCGTTGTGCTAAATCATAACTTGTAAAATAAGGTGTTTGCATTCTAGAATAAATATCTATACCAATTCTCCATTTAGGGGCATCACCGTTCCAATGATATAAATAGTATTTTTCTTCCCCATTTTCCCAATCCAGCACCTCATCACCACACAGCTCATCTCTCAACGCTAACAAGCGATTAAACCTGCGCATTTCAATGCAGGCACGTTCCGCTTGTTGACGTGCTGGACGTTCCACTCCAAATTCCCTATGTGGAGTATCACTGCCGTTAACTACTTCAGACACCTTTCCACTACTTTGAATAAAAAAGTCCCCACCTTTAGGTTGCCATTTCCTAACGCCAACAACAGGTTGTATCAGTTGCTCTAATGCGCTAACTCTATCTTGTAAAACTTCAATTGTTTTTTCATACTCGTTCATTTTGTTTCCCCTTTATTATCTTCTGGTATTGCAGTTAAAACGCAGTGTTTGTTTCTCGGTAAGTTCTTTTCGCACTCATTAAGAGCCTCTTTGTAAGGCGCAAACGCTATCCCACTCGAAACTGTAACTATTATTAAAAGTGTCCAAAATATTACTGTCCAATCATTCATTTTTTATTATCCTTTGAATATGGTGGTATTTCTTCCCATTGCCATTCAACTTCCCAACAAGTCGAAAATCTACATGATAAGCCCCAACCGATTACAATCCCGACAACAAATATGCCGAATTCACTCATAACTCCACCTTTTGTTCTCTCCAATCCCATGTGCTTTTTCTATCAACCTAACAAAATCGGTTATTGGGGTTTCACTGTGGTAAGTATCAATAAAAAGACTCATGTACTCCTCTTTGCTCAAAGGCTCACGTTTTAACTGCTGTTCAGCTCTTGCATAACCTTTTTTGTATTCTTCCAAGCGTTGACGCATGGTTAGTTTTTCTTCATTAGGTTGAGCAAGTAGGCTTCTAATCTCAGAAATAAGACCGTAATCATTTTCCGCATGGCTATCAAGAAATTTGCATACTCTTATCAATAAATCTCTTTCTTTGCTCATAAATCCCCCAATTCCTCTTCATTAATTTTAACCATAATTGCATCAATATCACTTTCCAGTTCAGCTATTGCACAGTCAACTAAGCTCCATGCGTAGAATGATATGTATTCATTTGCTTCTTCACAATCAATCATATCTCGGATTGATGCTAAATCTTTTAATATTTTTTCTTTAGTAATCATTAAAACCCACCCTCTTTCTCAACATAAAACTTAATAAATTCAAGCATCTCATCCACACTTAGATAATCATATTCACAGTGATTCTTTCTAGCAGTGAATTCCACGCCTCTGGGGGACATAGTAGCCACAAAGTTCACAGTCTTAAGCTCGGAGCTGTAATGCTTGCCTGAGAGCATTCTAAACTCAAATGACGTTAATAGCCATTTTCCATCATCGGTATGGTCTGTGAAACAGTCCATCCATTTCCATGTTGTGGTTTCTGTTGTGATTTTGGCTCTATTCATTTTATACTCCAAATACTACTTTATTATAAATACGCACAAGTGTTAACAGTACAGTAGCCTCAAATAGTTTATCTGATTTGAAAATGTAATGTAATATTAGAATCGTTACGAATAAATTATAAAGAAAATCAATTATTTGACTAGCTAAATGTAAAGTCATCATTTTATTTATCCCCATGTAGCATCAAAATTATCAACACTGTCTTTATGTAATTTAATTGAAAGAGAAAAGTCTGGTTTATTTTTTTGTATCTGTTCTAAATATTCTTCACGCTCAAGGCGATATTCATATTCTTCATCCGTTTCAAGACGGTTAAAACTCATTTCAAGAATACTCCCTTTGTCATGGTAGATTTCATCAGCAAAGGTAGTAATAGTTGCACAAACACCATATTGTTTTTGCAAATCAAGTAATTTACTAATCCATGTGGTGACTACTGCGCCATTTAATTCATCTAAATCAATTGTGTCTCTAATTATTTTTTTCATGATTCTCTCCGTTACTGTTCAGGAAAAATACTAG